ATCGAAAAAACATTTTACGATCGTGCCAAATGGCGATTGCGATACCTATGGTGGCCCCAGGGTTGCAATCTAACAGGTCAATGGTTATGGTTGTGCTGGGCATACCAAGGAGAAACCGTGTGGACCGGTCCAGGAGACCCTATACGCGAATTCAGATACCACAAAAGTACCGAACACATGATATGGTTATTAAAAGGATAAAATGAAAAAGTTAGTTAAAAAAATATTTGGTATCGACAAGCTGGAAGCTGCTACTCAAGCGGCAGAAGCCAAGTTGGCAGAAGTAGAACAAAAGACCAAAATAGTTGAAGAGTATGCCAAAGTGGCTCAGCTGAGTGAAAAAGAACGCAGGACAGCAGCCCAGCAACCCTGGGTAGATTGTGACTTGGTGGTTGATAAAGAAAATCCAAAATATGGTTACTTCGAACTGGACTGGAATGAATATCATGTTACAGATTTAAAAAATAAAGGATATACAGGAAACAACGACATAGAAGTAGTGAATCAATGGTTTAATGATATTTGTAGAAATTCCGCAGAGCAAGAAGGTATCGATATGGGCCGTAGAAGCAGTGGTTTTATCAATGTGAACAATCTGGGCAATGGAAAGACAGAGGTCAGCTGATGACAAAAACTTACATATTGGTAGATACAGCGAATACATTTTTTAGAGCCAGGCATTCTATACGCGGAGATGTCAATGACAAAATTGGTATCAGTATACATACTGTGTTGAGCAGTGTTCGCAAGGCATGGCGAGATTTCAATGGCGATCATGTGATATTCTTCCTCGAAGGTCGTAGCTGGCGCAAAGACTACTATGCTCCTTATAAAAGACAGCGTAGTGATGCTCGTGCAGCAGCCAGTCCCAGAGAACAAGAAGAAGACCGAGTGTTTTGGGAAACGTTTGACAACTTCAAAGATTTTATCACAAACAAGACCAACTGCACAGTATTGCAAAATCCACAGTTGGAAGCAGACGATCTTATCGCTGGCTGGATAGTAGATCATCCCAACGATAATCATGTGATTATATCAACCGACGGCGACTTTGCACAGTTGATCGCACCCAACGTACGACAATACAACGGTGTCATGCAGATCACTACCACACACGAAGGCTACTTTGATGAAAAGGGCAAGCGTGTGATAGACAAAAAGACCCTCACAGAAAAACCGGCTCCAGACCCAGAATGGTTGTTGTTTGAAAAATGCATGCGTGGTGATACTAGTGATAACATCTTTTCAGCCTTTCCGGGTGTTCGTGAAAAAGGAACAAAGAACAAAGTGGGTCTGCGTGAAGCATTTGCGGATAGATCCTCCAAGGGCTACAACTGGAACAACATGATGTTGCAACGCTGGGTGGATCACGAAGGAGCAGAACATCGTGTGTTGGACGACTATGAGAGAAACGTGCGACTGTGCGATCTCACAGCACAGCCAGATGACATCAAAGAGATCATCCGATCGACCATCGATACTGCAACTGCCGCAGAAAAAAACATACCGCAGGTGGGAGTGCGTTTTTTAAAGTTCTGTGCCGAATACGATTTACAGAAAATAGCAGAACAAGTTGACAGTTATGTCAAACCATTAAATGCAAGGTATATAAAATGAACTTATATTATAAAATCAACAATCCTGAACTTATCGAAAAATATGGTACGAAATATTTTGTAGAATATGATGCCAAAGTCAGCATGGTTATAAATGAAAGTACATTTCAGCCTGTGGCAAGAACTAGAAAAATGCACCCATTTAAATTTTGTCTTGAACGAATTTGGGCAGAATGGAGTAACAAGATCGAATATATAAAATGGGACCACAATGAACATGTTCCCAATGGAGAATATCCTAATACTCTTCCTGCTGTAGATCTAAAAGAATTTTTAGTTGTCAAACTAAGTGCAAAGGAACTAACATGAGCTCAACGGCTAAAATATTAATCCCAGAAAAAGAATGGCTTATACAAAGCGACGATCAAAAGATCGCCAGCATAAGCAAACATAAAAAAGGATATCTGGTGATGCAGAAAGGACAGTCTGTTCCTTTCAAGAGTCTCGCAGAAATCAAGTCGCAGTTTGGCATTGATATATTTGAAGGAAAGATCAAAAAGATCAAACAAGATATCACAGCTGATAAGAATTACGTGATCTACGATTTTCCTTGCAGCACTTACCCGTACGAACCGGTTTATAGCATCAAACAGAAACTGCCATTGTTTGCCAAGAGCGTCAAAAGCAAGAGTCTATACTGTGCTGGATATTATATCATCAAGTTCAAAAAACGCTGGGCCAGGAGCTTCTGCCCCAAACTGATCACTTTGGAGCGATATCCATATCAAGGTCCTTTTAAAACAGAGCAAGAAATGAAAATCATATTAAATGCCATGAACAAACTATGAAACAGTTAAACACATTACCCATCGAAGATTTCCTAGACAAAGCCAGATTGGCCATCAAGTCCAACAAAAAAGATCTGACCTTGTCTATCAAAGAAGTGACTGATCTACAAAACAGCCTGGGTGTGGTCATGACACGCTTGGCAGGAGAGCTGGACGAAATAGCATCTACAGTGCAGGATACCCCCACAGTGATCAGCATAGACGGCGGAACTTTTTAGCTTATTTGTATAAATATGTATGCACTTTTCGGAGAACGTGCATACATACCAAGGAAGTTATCGTGAGTCGCCCTAAACCAAAAGTGTTGTTAGAAATAACCAATAAAAAAACTTATAAAATTGAACAGGTTTTAGAAGCCGATGCTATCTGGGCAGTGTTCTATCAAGATCAGCCCATCAATCTAAAAACTACCAGTCTAGTGGCACATCACCTGGGTCCAAAATATAAAAAGAACTCTTTTTCAAACAGCGGACATGCTTTTAATCTTGCCGAAAAACTGAACAAACTATTCAATACCAAAGATTTTTCTGTATATAAACTGGTCACTGGAGAAAAGATCCTCGATGAATCAAAAGGTTGAAATCACCCGGTATCTGGCAAACACACTTGATCCGGCAGTAGACAAAAAAACTCTAAAAAAATATCTAAATACTTGGTGGTACAACACACGACTCAAAGAAAAGGGCGGACTCAGATTGACCGACAAAGGGTTTGAAACGCTGACACAAGCAGGGTTTGAATCACACCGAGTAAAATTTCAGCAACCCATCGAGTATACCAACCGATTGATCATACAGTTGGAAAATTTTATCACGTGTCCTTGGTATGTTACTGCAAGATGCATCTATGTGTTTGACGATAAAATGGCGGTACAGCTGGTGATGTTTGGCGGAGATTTAGCAAAATACGGACAAGTGCGGGCCAACAGCATTAAAAACAATTGACTTTTTAGTAAAAATATCGTATAATATACATATTGAAGCACATATTATATCATCAACTTACTAACAGGAAATAGCATGGCAGAAAAAATCAGTAGTAACCGCACAGTTACTCCAAATTCAGCAAAGAAAAGCATCCGTAAATGTATCAAAATCAACCGTCCAGTATTCATGTGGGGTCCTCCAGGTATTGGTAAATCCGATATTGTCAAACAGATCGGCGACGAGCTGGGACGCGAAGTGATCGATGTACGATTGAGCCTGTGGGAACCAACTGATATCAAAGGTATTCCATATTATAACTCCGATGACAAGACCATGACATGGGCTGCTCCAGCAGAATTGCCCAGTGATCCACACAGCACTGCTATCTTGTTCTTGGACGAACTGAACTCTGCGGCTCCTGCCACACAGGCGGCCGCTTTCCAACTGGTACTTAACCGCCGTGTTGGCACTTACGTCCTTCCAAAAGGTGTTTCAATCGTTGCCGCAGGCAACAGAGAAGCCGACAAAGGTGTTACCTATCGTATGCCGAGTCCATTGGCCAATCGATTCGTACACGTGGAGTTGAAAAGCGATTTTGATGACTGGCTCAACTGGGCTACTGCAAATCGTGTACATGAACAAGTTGTTGGATATGTCAGCTTTGCCAAACAGGATCTATACGATTTTGATCCAAAAGGTTCTAGCCGTGCCTTTGCTACTCCTAGATCTTGGAGTTTTGTATCCGAGTTACTGGCAGATGATGACTTAGATGAAGGCACATTGACCGATTTGGTTGCAGGATCAGTTGGCGAAGGAGTGGCTATCAAGTTCATGGCACATCGCAGAGTTGCCAAGCAAATGCCTAACCCATCAGACATCCTTGCTGGCAATATTAAAAAATGCAATATCACCGAAATCTCAGCTATCTATTCGCTGACTGTGAGCATGTGCTACGAGTTAAAAGATGCCGACGAGAAAAAAGTCAAGAATTGGGATGGCATGGCCGATAACTTCCTTACTTTTATGATGGATAATTTTCCAACCGAGTTGGTCGTGATGGGCGGTAAAGTGGCTCTTAAAAATTATGGATTACCAATGGATCCATCAAAAATGGATAGCTGGGATCGTTTCCACGAAAAATACGGAAAACTTATCATACAAGCCAACACCTAACACAAGTGGGCCTGCAAGGGCCCACATCAACCTTCAAGAAAGATTAATATGGCTGTTAAATCATGGTACCTGTCAGTAGTGGATGCTTCAACAAATAAAACAATAATAAACAAAATGTTTTTTACAGCACCAAAAATGAATGAATATATCAAGTCACAGGAAATTTTGGAAAAATATCCAAGACCCAATTTTTATATTGTCAAAGAAAACTATTGATCTTTTGATCAAAATATTGTATAATATACATATCTTCAAATAACGGAACTTAAAATGTCAAGTGTAATAAAACCATCAAACAAATCCAAAGCAGTAAAACAGTTTTCTGATATTGAAAAAAATAAAATATTAGAAAAA